CTACTTTCTTAGTTTAGTTGTAAAGTCAATGAGTTCAATTAATTTTTCAGGAGAAATGTTATTGTTATAAGCTATTTTAATTGCATTAATATACTCCTTAGGAAGCCCAATAAGTTCTTTTGAGTTTCGTTCTGTAATAGTGTTTTCTATAATTTGAGTTCTTATAGTCATAGAGTCAACTGATACGCCAAAGAAATCCGCAATTTTTTTGGCAACGTCTAATGCAGGCATTATATCACCACGTTCATACTTAGATATCGTAGATTTAGATTTAATTTCTGCAAATCTAGCAATCTCTTCTTGACTAGATCCTTTTTCTCTTCTAAGTTTTTTTAAATTTTCACCATATACATTCATTTGAATAGCCTCCACAGTCACTTATTATATGTTAATTATACACTAAAATATCATATTGTAAATAAAAAAGTTTCCAATAATGTACTTTAGTGATTGACAAATAATGGGTGGGTGATATAATAACGGTATCGGATAAGACACATTAAAGGAGCTGATGTTATGAAAATTAAAAAAATTAAATATTTAAAGCTTAGATATTTGAGACAGAAAATTAATGTTACACAAATCGATTTCTCTAAACTAATTGGTATTTCTCGTAGCCATTACAGTAAAAAGGAGAATGGAGTGCAAGGTTGGGGACTGGATGAATGTGAAATTATTAGAGATTATATTAATAAAGAATTATTAAAAAAAGGCGAGTCTCCATTAACTATTGATGAAATTTTTTACGGAGAAGAGGTGTCGAATAAGACACAAAGGGTGGGTTGATAATATGTTAACTGGCGACACAATACAGAAAGATTGTGAAGTGAAAATGGAAGGTAAAACCTCTGAACCAAAATCATGTAATAATTGTGACTGGAACAAAAAGGGAACTAATTATTGCAGAGTATTAGTAAGGAATATTTCATCATTAGGTTATAAATGTGCTATGTACATAAGCAGAAAGGAAGGTGTTCGAACTGAATTCTATGACTATACGAAAAATAGATAAAGCACTAACGATTCTTTTAATTATGGCTACACTACTAATTTTTATAGCAGGAGGGTTTGTTTATGGAAAATCGAGAGGACAATCTTACGAACATAAGAAAGAAAATGATACAAGCGTTTCAATTGAAGGTGATATTTTTAAAAGCCCTGACTCTTGCTTTTGTAATGTCGACACTAGCACTCCTTGTGATAGTTGGATACTTGATGAAATAGGAGAATTCAAGATTACAGCCTATACGGCAGGATTTGAATCTACAGGCAAGTATCCTGGTGATCCAGCGTTTGGAATAACAGCATCAGGAGCAACAGTTCAAGAAGATTTGACTATAGCTGCAGATTGGGACGTGTTACCTCTCAATACATGGGTGTACATAGAAGATGTTGGATATAGGTTTGTACAGGACAAAGGCGGTGGGATTAAGGGTAATTGTATTGACCTTTACATATCTAATTTGGATCAAGCCCAAGAGTGGGGGGTGCAGCAGAAAAGGGTTTGGTTAGTTCACAAATAATACTGAGGTGATAAAGTGGCAGATGTTAAATGGATAAAAATAGTAACTAATATATTTGACGATGAAAAAATAAGATTAATTGAAAATATGCCTGAATCTGATACCCTACTAGTAATTTGGTTAAAGATACTTTGTTTAGCTGGAAGAACAAATAGAAGTGGCCTACTAATGCTAAATGATAGGATACAATACAACAATGAAATGTTAAGTAGTATATTTAACAGACCATTAATGACTATAAAGATGGCACTTGAAGTATTTGAAAGATTTGAAATGATTGAAATTATTAATAATACGTACTATGTGTCAAATTGGGAAAAGCATCAGAACATAGAAACATTAGAAAAGGTTAGGGAACAAACAAGAATAAGGGTTGCAAAGCATAGACAAAAATTAATAAATAGTAACGTTACTTGTAACGTTACAGTAACGGAGAGTAACGTAGCAGAAGAAGAACTAGAAGAAGAACTAGAAGAAGAACTAGAAGAAGAACTAGAAGAAGAACTAAATATATTATCTACTACTAAACATAATCCATTTCAGTATTATGAGCAGAACATAGGAACCATACCACCATCAATAATTAAAAAGATAAAGGTTGCAGTTGATGATATTGGTGAAGATTTAGTCTGTTATGCCATTGAACAAGCAAATGACTACAATAAAAGATCATGGAAATATATAGAAACTATCTGTTTGGCATGGAAAAATAATAATTATAAGACTAGAGGTGACGTTGATAATTCAAAATCTAAAAAAAATGAAAAGAGGGACAAGTCTAGTACCAACAAGTTTATCAACTTTGAACAGCGTAATTATGACTTTGATAAGATAGAAAAAAAGGCTATGGAAATGGTATTAGACGAAAATAATGAGGAGGATTAAAAAGGTTTTAGAAGGTTATAATTCACCATTTAGTGGTTCGAGCTGGGGTTGATAAGGACGTTTTAATGGACTTAGAGGATAAATTATAATTCAGGATAAGGTAATTACTGTGTTAAATCAAGAATTAATAAATACGAAATAGGAGAGTGATATTAGTGCAGAAGAAAAACACCAATACGATAAATAGGGAATTTGCTTTAGAGGTCGCCCAAGAAGCAGTTAAATTATACAAACAGCAAGAGGAGAAAACAGAGAAGAAAACTGTGTTTAGGAATACAAGAGTGCTTCTTAAACATTATAATGACCTTAAAGAACACTGTGGTAATGCGCTTGATGATCTCTGTAATGATGTGTATATGCTTGGCATAGGTGAACTAGTAGAAGCCTTACAGGAGAATATAATCATCGAATCTATTGTAAGGACTAAATCACGGACCTATGTAATGGTACGGCATATTGATTCGTGTATAAGTGTGATACAAAACAGCATGATTCAAGCGGGTACACCTGAAAAGTTTGAGGTACTCAATATATTATATTTAGATCCTAATAGTTGTAAGTTGCCTAGAGGAGATAAAATAATTATAGCATCCGAAAAATTGAATATTTCTGAGCGAACAGCTGACCGTTATGAGCTTGACATGATACAAGAAATGAGTGTGCTTTTATTTGGAATAGGAGCTACAAAGCTGATAAAATAAGGCTTTATAGGGTTTGACGTAATGATGACGTGGATTTGGGTTTTTGGTCGTGTTAATATGATATTAGGTTAAAAACTTATATACAATGTTAAATCATACAATTAAAGTTGTTGAAAAAGAACTTTCAAATGAGTTTAAGAAAGAAGTAGAGAGGGTGAATAGAAGTATGATAAGTAGTGTTAGGCAAGCAATAGTAGATAAATTATTAGAACTTTATCCTGAGTATACAATTTATGAAGAGGATATTCCTCTCAATAAGCCATCTTTCTTGATTGTACTTATTGGACAGGATTATAGCAAACGAATGAATGTTAAGTTCAAAAGCTTACTTTCTTTTGATGTTGCCTATTTCAGTGATAAGGGTACTACGGAGATTAGAGCAGATTGCTTAGCGGTCCAATTAGCATTGTTTAGAGGATTTGACCTTATTAATTCTTATCGGGTCCTAAATAAGAAAGTAACCATCACAGATAACGTGTTGCATTTTACCTTTGATATCAATTATTCAGAAATGATTGAACAAAACTATGTTAAGATGCAGCAACCACAAATAACCACAAGAACGGAGGAATAACATGGCAGGAACATGGACAAGTCAAAATAAGGTTTTACCAGGTGCTTACATTAATATCAAGACGAATGCTCCGCTTTCCATTACACCTGGGGAAAGAGGCATTGTAATTCTTTTACAAGAAATGAGTGTAGGAGCTGTTGGGGATATTTACACAATTACTGCAACAGAAAATGATTATCCAACAGGATCTACAGCTGCTGATAAGTTACTTGTCAATGAAGCGTTAAAATGTGCTAAAACAGTGCTTGTTTATAATTTAGGTATAGCACATAATGCAGAAGCAATTACAACTTCATTAGTAGCTCTTAGAACATTAATATTTAACACTTTGGCGTATCCCTATGAAGGTGTAACCTATGATGCGAATAAGCTTGCTATCGCAACATGGATTGAAGCTATGAGAGAGGATGAAGGCGTTAAGGTACAGGCAGTACTTGCTGATTATGTAGGAGATTATGAAGGCGTTATTAACGTTACACAGAGCATTGAATTGTCAGATGCAACTACGCTAACAGCAGCACAAGTTACAGCTTGGGTGGCTGGTGTTACAGCAGGTGCAAACATTAATAAATCTAATACAGGTCAGAAGTATGTAGGGGCCGTTGATGTAATGCCAAGAATGACCAAAAACGAAATGGAAACAGCTATTACTGAAGGTAAGTTCATCTTTAAAGTTGATACCGTACAAAATGTTACAGCAGTATATGATATTAACTCTTTAACCACCATTTCAGTTGATAAGGGCAAACAATTTACTAAGAATAAGGTTATTCGTACACTTGATGGAATCAATAATGATATCGTTGAGATTTTCGAATCAAACTATATCGGTAAAGTTAATAACAATACCGATGGCAGGTCTTTGCTAAGGGCAACTTTAATTGAATACTTCAATGAATTACAGAGATTGTCTGCTATACAAAATTTTCTGCCTGAAGATGTAACAGTAACAAAAGGAATTGATTCAGATGCAGTTGTTATTGAATGTTATATTCAACCGGTAGATTCAGTTGAAAAGATGTATATTACTGTAAATTTATTCTAAGAAAGGAGGATTAAAGCATGGACAATTATGTAAGATTAGCAGATACGATATCCTCTAAAGAGGGTACAGCATTTATCACTATTGAAGGAGCTAATAGAGAGTTATTCGAAATATCTAGTTTAAAAGCTCAATTAGATCTAAATGTACAAACAAGAAATATGCTAGGACATAGAATGACGCAGCATAAAGTTATTGGGGCAGAGGGTACAGGAAGTATGACTATGTATTTTATGAATTCTGATATGCTTAAGCTTGCGATTGATTATATTAAGAACGGTAAATTTGGGGGTCTTAAACTGCAAGTTAAAAATCTAGATGATCAGTCTACGATTGGTACACAAGAAGTCGTAATGAGCAATGTATTATTAAAAACAATACCAATTTGCAATTTAGACGATCAATCAGATGATCCAATTACTATCGAAACTGACTTCACTTTTGATGATTTGGAAGGATTAAGTTATTTTAATTTACCTGAAAATTACAGATAAGGGGGCATTATGCTCTCTTTTCTAGCTTGAATTATCTAACAAATATTTAAGGAGGAACTATATGAGTTCATTAAAAGCGTTTTTGAATCCATGTCTAGTAGAAAATAAAGAGGTTATTGTTTCAAATAGATTTATGGAGGATGGAAAACCTGTTCCATTTGTTATCAAACCAGTCACTCAGGAAGAAAACTGCTATCTGATCAAGAAATATACTAAGAAAGATAAAAAAGGGGTAGAAACCTTTAATAGAGCTGATTATGTACAGGCAATGACTGCTAGTGCAGTTATATTTCCGGATTTAACTAGTTCTGAATTACAAAAGGCGTATGGTGTTCTTGGAGACTCTTCTTTGCTGCAGAAAATGCTGTATGTTGGTGAGTATGCAGAACTAGCACAAGCTGTACAAGAGTTAAGCGGATTAGATCAGGATATTAACGAGGATATAGAAGAAGTAAAAAACTAATCAAGCAAGGTGACGCTGAATTTAACTTAGCGCACTTTGCACTACAAAAACTACATATTCTCCCTTCTACGCTAGCTACAATGAATGAGAGGGAGAAGGCTTTTATATATGCAAGTATCCAAACAAGATGTGAAAAAGAACAAGAAGAAGCAAGAAAAATAAAAGCGAAGGGAGGGAGACGATAAATGGCAACTCTCTCAGCAATGGTTTTGTTATTTGATGGTTATACAACCACTATAGATGCGGTTAATAAAAAAACAGATGAAGCATCTGAAAAGATATTAAATGCTAGTGGCTCTACGGATACGTTGAATAAAAAGCTAGAAGCCTCAGGAGCAAGTGCTAAGGATGCACTTGGCCAAATTGGTGGCTTAGTCGGAATCTTAAGTAAAGTAGGCAAGGCTGTGACTAGTTTGGTACCTGATGAGGTAATGGAAGAGATTGGGAGTAAAGTTCAAAAAGCTTTCGCACCCGTTAAGAATAAAATGAGTGAGTTATTTAATACTGATGGCTTTCAACAGTTTATTGACGTCTTAATTATAGGATTTAATATAGTAGCAAAAGCAGCAGTGTGGTTAATAGATAGTATTATTAATGGATGGAGTATCATAGGACCCATGTTAGCTTTTGTTGGAACTGTTCTACTTGCGGGGATATTAACAAGTTTATGGGGTATGTTACCTCCAATCTTAGCTATGATACCTTCAATCTTAGCAAGCGCTGCAGCATGGCTAGTAGCTGCGTGGCCATTAACACTCATAATAGGGATTATTGTTCTTGTAATTACTGCTATAACGAGTCTTGGAGGCACATGGGAAGAGATTTTTGGAGTAATTGGTGGTATTGTTGGTACATTTGTTGGACATTTCTATAATGGCTTTGTTTATATATGGAACGCTGTTGCTGCTTTTATCAACTTCTTTGGAAATGTATTTAGTAATCCCATAGCTTCGGTACAAACTTTATTTTACGATCTAATGGTTAATGTATTAGGATTTATTGAGACTATGGCTCAAGGCATTGAAGATCTTTTAAATAAAATACCTGGTGTCAAGGTTGATATTACAAGTAATATTACCGGATTAAAAAATAAATTTGCAGCTGAATCTGCAAATATCAAGAGTGAAGCTGATCTGAAGGAATTTGTTAAAACTAAAGAATTTATGGATTACTCTGTCGCTTATACCAAAGGCAGTGATACAGGAAAGAATGTTGCTAATAAGATTGGTGATGGGATTAGCTCTTTAACTGATAAAATGACAGGGGCAGGTGAAGCAGATTTAAGCGGTGATGGCTCTAGGCGCGAGCCAAAAACAGTCCAAGGAACTGGAATAAATGGTGCTGTTAAAGTTGATATGTCAGACGAGGATTTGCAATATCTTAAAGATGTGGCTGAAAGAGATTATGTTGCAAAGATAGCAAGTAATACCTTGGCACCTAATATTAGTATAACATTTGGGGATGTACACGAAACGGCAGATGCTGATAAGGTAGCAGGACGAATTAATAAAATATTGCAAGAAGAAATTTCAATGTCAGGTGAGGGGGTTTATGATTAATGAGTAATTATGCCGTATTTTTTGACTATGATGATAAAACTTATAGACTCCCTACTAATCCAGAACAATTAGAGATAACGAGTACTCAAGCAATACAAAAGTACGAGGTACTTAAGAGCGGTCAAATAGCAGTTCCAGTTCACATGGAACTGAAACAGTATAGCTTTGAATGTGAGTTTCCAAGTAAAGCGCATATTTATGTAGAAACAGCAGGGGATTTTAAAGCAGCAGATTATTACCTGACGCTTTTTGAAAAGTGGAGAAATGAACTTACTTCAGTAGGTTTTATTGCTCATAATGGTGTGGAAGATGATATTGTCACTGAGGTATTAATAGAAAGTCTTACTATTACTGAAAAGGCAGGGGAGGAAGGAGATAAATATATTTCTTTTAAGCTCCTAGAATATAAAAAATACGATAAGCAATTTAATGTTGTTACCGTCAATAGTGGAGATGAAGCATTAGCTACTAAGCTAGTTATACCTACTAGCACCATAACCAATCCTAAAAACACTGGATACTATGTTGTTAAAAGTGGTGATAGTTTGTGGGCGATTGCAAAAAAGTATTACGGTGATGGATCTAAGTATTCTAAAATATATAATGCAAATAAAAGCATAATTAAGAATGCAAATCTAATATACCCTGGACAAAAGCTAACAATACCTAGTTAGGAGTGATGTTATGGAATTTTTAATAAAAGTTGATGAAACGACATATGACATAAGCGAGCTCGTAACAGATATATCTTACAAAGATGTGTTAAATAATGGATGTAGCAAGCTGGAATTCAAATATATAAATGATGATTTAGTAATAAAGAATGGTAGTATTGTAAGTTTTAAATATAATAATGCTAATATTTTTTATGGTTTTGTATTTAGAGTCAGCAGAAACAAAGGTAAAGAAATTAGTGTTACGGCGTATGATCAACTAAGGTATTGCAAAGCAAAAGATACAATAGTTGTTAAAGATGATTCCATTACAACTCTTACTACGAGAATGTGTAATCAATTACGACTTAAGAAAGGCTCGATTACTGACACCAAATATGTATTACCTAAAACAAGAGTACATGAAGATAAAACGTGGTTAGATATCATTTATACTACTATAAGTGATACTTTGGTAGACACAGGTAAGAAATACTGCTTGCGTGATGAATTTGGAAGTATTGCTATTAGATACTTGGAAGAGCTACAGCTTAATTTGATTCTTGGAGATGAAAGTCTTGCATATGACTTTGGATACGAGAAGTCCATAGATGACGGCTTTTATAATCAGGTTAAAATACGTATCAAGGATACCTATAATTTTCACGTTAAAAACGATGTGAATTCTGTTTCAAAATTTGGGACATTACAGTACTTTGAAGTAATGGATAGTAAAACGAACGCTTCACAGGCGAATGAAAAGGCTGAAAAGTTACTTAGTTTTTATAATAAAGAGCAAGAGACATTAAGATTAGAGTGCCTAGGAGATACAAGTATCTGTGCTGGAGCTAGCTTTTATGGCTTGATATCAGATATAGAACTAAATAAAAGGCTTATTGTTAAAGAAGTTACTCACAAATTTCTACCTAATCACACAATGAGTTTGGAGGTAATGGTATGATACACGAGATAAAAACAATAGTAAACAACTATCTAAACAATGTAAGCTTGTGCGATATCATATTAGGAACGGTTACAAGCAGTGGAATAAAAATTAGTGATAAGCTTACCATCCCTAATGAGCTTGTAATCGGAAACCTCAAAAGCTCTGTAATTGTTGGTAACAAAGTAAGGCTTTTAAGAAATCATGGAGGACAACAATTTTATATACTGGAGGTGGTTAAGTGATACCAAACAGCCAAATTGACGTTAATCTAAAGATTATGGAAGACTTTGAAACATCTAGGACATACAAGTTATCAGATAATAAGATTCAAGGTTATGCTGACAATCTGATAGCATTAGAACAAGCTATATTTAAAGTACTAAATACAGAAAAATTTGAGTATCCAATATATAGTTTTTCTTATGGGGTTGAACTTGAAAGTCTTATTGGTGAAGATCAAATTTATGTAAAAATAGAAATAAAACGAAGAATCAGGGAGTGTTTGCTCCAGGACAGCAGAATTGAAAGTGTTGATAATTTTAAGATTACTGTTAATGGTGACCAAATGCTTTGTAAATTTGATGTAATAAGTATTTATGGAGAACTAACCATAAGTAAGGAGGTGAATATCTAGTGTTTGAAAATATGACTTATGAAAACATATTAAGCGATATGTTAAGCCGTGTTACAAATGATGTTGACAAAAGAGAGGGATCTGTAATCTATGACGCATTGGCTCCTTGTGCTTATCAACTAACCCAGAACTATTTTAATTTGAACAATTTTATTGATCTAGTCTCAGGAGATACTGCAGTCGGTGAATATTTAGATCGTGTGGTCGCTGACTACGGGATTACAAGAAAAGCTGCTACATATGCAGTTAGAAAAATTACTACTTCCGGAGCTGTTAGCATTGGTGTGAGATGGGGTTTAAATGATACAACGTATGAAATAACAGCGCTACTTTCTGAAAATCAATACAGTGCTACTTGTGAGCAATTAGGTGATATAGGCAATACTTACGCTGGAGTACTTGATAACATTGACAATGTAGGAGGTGTTACCGCCACTTTAACAGATATTATTACTAGCGGTTCTGATGAAGAAACAGACCAAAATCTAAGAAAGAGGTTCAATTTGCAAATACAGGTACCTAGTACATCAGGTAATACTGATCATTATAAAGAATGGGCGCTTGAAGTACCAGGTGTAGGAGATGCGAAAGTGTTTCCTTTGTGGGATGGACCAGGTACTGTAAAGGTAATGGTAGTAGATAACAATATGGCTATAGATGAAGGATTGGAAACAACGGTTTATGATTATATTGAGATAGTAAGGCCAATAGGATCCACCGTCACAGTAGACAGTCCTACAAGCAAAGAGATCTCTGTTAGTGCTGATATAATACTAGATGGTACAATGTTATTTGCAGATGTGGTATCAAAGTTTACAACCGTATTTACATCATATCTTAAGGAAACTGTATTTGAATCCTATAGTGTAAGCTGTGCAAAGATTGGAAGTATGTTACTATCCTCACCAGGTGTAGCGGATTACGCCAATTTGCTAATTAATAGTGGTACTGCTAACGTTACAATTTTGAATACTGAAATGCCGATAGCTGGAACTATCACATTGACAGAGGAGGTGTAGTATGGACTTAATGACGCTTTTGCCTAGCTATTATGCTGAAAATACTACAATGGGAGAGCTACAGAACATACTAAGTACTGACATTAATATTCTTGCTGCCAACTTTGATGAAACCATAGATCAATGTTTTATTGAAACTGCAACAGCCTTATTAAGTAGATATGAATCTATTTATGGTTTAGAAGTTGATGTATCAAAGAGTAATACGTTTAGGCGTGAACGAATAAAAGCAAAGATAAGAGGCATTGGAACTGTTACAAAGCAAATGATAGTAGATGTTGCAAAGGCCTATAGTAACGGAGAAGTTGAGGTCATAGAAGATAATTCAAATTACCGCTTCACTGTTAAGTTTGTAGGGACCTTGGGTATACCATGTAATATGGCAGATTTAACGCTAACTATTGAGGAAATTAAACCGGCACATCTTAGCTTTGACTTTGAATATATTTATAGAACTCATCAGGTATTGAGTGTTTATACTCACGAGCAGCTAAGCGCATACACGCATAGCCAACTAAGGGAAGGAGTGATAACATAATGGCTACACAAACTACTAATATAGGTCTAACAAAAGATGATCCAAACGAGAATTATAATATAGAAAAAATAAACGCCAACCTTGATATTATTGACCAAGCTATGGGAAACCGAGTAGAAAAAGTTGATGGTAAAGGTCTTTCAACTAATGACTATACAACTGAAGAAAAAGAGAAACTTGCAGGAGCTGCAAGTCAGTCAAGTGTTGATACAGTTACCACACAACTGTCTAGCATTAAATACCTTCAAAACACAGGCACAGCAAATGCTATAGCAATCAATAAGCTAGGCTTTACGCTTATAACTGGAAATTACGTTGAATGGCAACAAACAGCAGCTAATACTGGAGCAGTAACTATTAATGCCACTGAAACAGGCGTAAAAAGTTTAAGGGGAGCTGATGGAACGGTATTAGGAAGCGGTGATTTAGAACCGGGATTTTATCGAGGTATATATGATGCCACAAATGATTTTTTTGTATTAGCCCCTAGAGGAGAAGGGGCAAAAATAAATGCCCTAATAGCTGAATATCAAATTGAAGCAGGTAATACTATCAATGCAGGTGACCTCGTAGAATTTATTAACAATAAGGCTAATCCAGTATCAAGAAAAATAGAAGAAAGAGTTATTGGGAAAAATTTAATAGCCATGACTAGTCAGGTTAATGCAGTAACTATAGATGATACCAGAGTACTAGTAACATACCTAGGGAGTAGTAGTTATCTTTATGCCTTAGTGTTAATTGTAAGTGAAACATCTATAACTAAAGGTGGTATTCTTACATGTGATACAGCTGCTGGCATTGCTACTGTGGGATTAACATTAATTAGTACTAACAAAGCTATATTAGCATTTGATTCATCTGTAGGTGGTGGACAGGGCATGGTTTTGACTGTTAATACAACAACTAATGCTGTAACAAAAGGTAGTACCATACAAATTACAGGGGGACGAATGTATGAATTAGTAATAACTAAAGTAACTACAGATAAAGCTTTAGTTGTGTATAGAGATGGATTAAATAGCAATTACACCACCTCACTAATACTGGCTGCTTCAGGAACAACCTTGGGTGCATGGTACACACTCGTAATTGAAGCGGTGGCTTCTACACCTGGTGATGTTATTTTATTTAATACTAATAAGTTACTATTGATGTATCAGACAAAAGCGGTAGTTTTGACTGTCAATACAGTATCTAATACAATATCAAAAGGTACTGCTTATACGATTACTGGTGTTACTGCTATTAAACCACAATTCTGCTCTTTAGTAGCTATTAGTGCAACCAAGGTTTTGTTATTAGTATGTAATTCTCAGAATGGTTATTATACTACAGCGTTATTATTGGCTATAAGCGGGAATGTTATAACACCTCAGACTACATTAGTTGTAGCAGCAACGTCATTTAATAATGGTGCTGTCTTATCTTCTGTTTTAATGGATATAGATAAAGTGCTGATTACTCATTCTAACTCAAATGTTTTAGCTGTTTTAAGTATTGGAGACACTACTGTAACAAAAGACCTTGAAACTTCGTTGCTAACTACACCTCATTGGGGAAAACTAGCGGCAATTGCAACAAATAGAACTATAGCAGTATATAAACAAACAAATGACACGTTAGAAGCGTCCTATATTGAATATTCAAAAAGGGCACATGGGTTAGCATTGCAAAATGGTACAAGTAGTCAAATTAAAAAATTTTATGATTGGAGGTAAACCATGAAACTATTACTAAATGAAGAAGGTATAATAATTGATATTTGTACTACAACAGAAATTATTGAGGACGGTATTTTAGTAGATGATCGTGTTATTTATGCTGAAGAATTTGATATTGTGGAAGTTACCGAGATACTCCAAGGTGTAGCACCGCAGACGCATAAATACGTTAACGGACAGTTTATAGTTAATGAGAATCACGTTATGCCAGAGCAAGACCAGTTAGCTAAGCTTAAAACAGACGTGGAACTTATGAAGCGAGCACTAGATGAATTAGGAGGTATGTAAATTATGGCGAATTATTTAGGCCAAAGAATTATTGATGAAGCTTATACATATGATTACGTTATTGGAAAACGTCCCGATCTAAAGGATGGTATAGAGGTTTATTTAATTGAAAAAGACAGACAAAACTTAATAACTGCATAGGAACATATTGCGAAGTAAATATTACCATACTAGAGAGCTTTTATAGCTCTCTTTTAATGAGGAAGGAGATGCTTATGACTGTAACAATAAATTTTAATTTGATATTAGCAATTTTATCGATATTAAGTACCCTAGTTATAACAATCGTTGCGATTATTAAGATTTATTCAAAGATTGCCATATCATTAAACAATATTAATAATCAGCAATTTCAAACCAACGAAAGACTTCTTAAGATAGAAACTATGTTGCTTGATTTTGACAATAGGATTGATAGGAATTCAGAAGAAATTGGGTTAATCAAATTAAAGTGTAAGATGACACACGAGAAGGCTATTGAAGATGAAACACAAGAAGATTGAGCTTTCTAAAAAGATATTTATAGGCGTAACTATTTATTTTGCTTTAGTGACTTTATTTATCTTTTATATACTAGGAATTACTTAAAACCTTACTCCATTAGTATATCTTCATTAAAAAATGATAAAGATTTGAGGTGTTAAATATGATTAAATTAAATAGATGGCCAACAGATTCAAAAAGGATTACAAGCCCATTTGGACCACGTTGGGGAGCTTTTCACGATGGGGTAGACATCGGAGGAATTAAGCCTGGTGTTGAAGGTGATAACCTCTATGCAGTAGCTGACGGTATCGTAATTATTAGTAAAATCAATGGTGGTGGAGTAACGAAAGGTTATGGTTATTACATAGCAATTCAACATGACGGATTTTGCACACTTTACGGGCACATGCAAGGACTAACCCTTAAAGTAGGACAAACTGTTAAGGCTGGTCAAGTAGTAGGCAAAATGGGTAATACAGGAACATCAACAGCTGCACATTTGCATTTCAGACTTATTGAGGGCAATACAGTGTCGTTTGAAATAACAGCAGATAGTAAAACAATAGGATCCATTAATCCAGAGCCGTTTTTAAGAGAGATTAAACCGGAGGTGATCACAACATCTAATCCAACAATGGAGATGTTAAATGTGGCGGAAACAAAAGTTAAAGTTATTGAGGTCCCTAAATGGGGGAAAGAAGCGTGGGATTGGTCTGTAGCCAATGGAATTAATGATGGTAAAGTTGATTCGGAAGAAGAAATTAGAACAATGTGTTACTTGTACAGATTCTATCAACTATTGAAAAAGAAAGGATTGGGAACATAAATGGATAGATTAACATTAAATATCATAGTATCAATTATCTTTATTTGCACGCTTGGCTTATTATGGTACTTCGGGCAAAAAAGGATGGTAAAAAACATTATCTTAGGCTTAGTAATCCAAGCTGAAATCAATTGGGGATCAGGTGCTGGCAAATTGAAATTCATTGAAGTTATGACCGTAATATATGAAAAGCTTCCTTTAATTATTAGAATATTTGTTCCTCAGCGCAAAATAACAGAATGGATAGAGTCTGCAGTTAAATATATAAAAATAGAGTTAACAAAAGATGGACAAACAGTAGAACAATTTCTTTCTAATAACAATACATAAAGAAATAATAAGGCCTAGTGTACATAAACATTTTAAGATATACTATAGACATAAATTATACGACATTATTAATCGGGATTAATTCTAAATGCCTAAAGAGTTATTGGTATATCATATATTTCGTTTTGATCCTCAATAAGATCATTAATATTAATGCTTTCTTTTATAGCTATTATTTTCATATATTCTAGGATTTCAGAAATGGTAGTAGTGGATTTAATGCGCAAATAATCACCCTCTATAAATATACCATTCCTATTTATAACAGGCAGTATTTGCTAGTATACGACATATGTATATTCGTTTAAGGATTATGGAGAGTGAGACAATAGGAGTGATCACTTAGTGAAAGTGTACCTTGACATAAGAACCATGAGGCTGAAACTGAACTGGTCATTAAGAGACCTTGAGTATTATTCGGGCGTAAGCCGAAGTTCACTTAACAATTATGAAAATGGATTCTCTGAACCAACACTTACTAATTATGTTAAAATTGCAAAAGCTTTTCAAGTTTCAGTTGAAAATATTGAAAACAAATTACTTAAAATCGAATGATGTCTACCATAATAGACGGTTTATATGATATAATACGACAAATAAATAAATGTTAATATTTTATTAAAAAAAGAGAAAACGAGGAGGAAAAATAAAATAAATTAATTTATAAAAACATACGTTTGTAATTTTGGACCAGCAACAAGCGAACGTTTTAGGGTGTAGTCGGAAGGAGAATAGAATGGAGAGTAAAGGTAAAGCTTTTGAGGGAGAATTAATTGAGTACATAAACAAGATATGCGCAAATGAACTTGGGGAGAATAATGAATATAATCTACTATCACAGAAATGCATAGCATTATTTAATAAAATTAGTAGATGCTTGGAGGATAAAAATTTAATATTTGAATATGAAGAAGCAAATGCAAGAATGAATGAGCTAATTGAAATTACATGCTACAAGTTAGGACAATATAAGGTTTAA